TTCGCCGGTCAAGTTTCGAGCCGCAATGAAGCCGTTGCCCCATGCGTTCTGCTCAGGCCAATCAATATTGAATCCAAAGGGGTTGTCGCCCAACCCTAAACCATTCCGGAAAGCCTCACGGCCTTCAGCATAGGCGCGATCAACGCGAGTGCCTGGGTAGACAGGCGGCCTGGTCAGTGCGTGCTGTTTGTACAATTCGCCGTCAATGTCGCCCTGTTCACCGTTATAGTGTTTGCCTGCCATATCTATGCCTTCTGTATTCTGTAGCCTGCCGCTTCCGGGCTGTTCATAAACTTGATTGTGGCCTTGCGTGCCAGCTCTATGTCATTGCTGAACAGGTCTGGATACTTTTCCTGCAGGTTTATAAAATCAAGTGTCGGGATACGACCAACCCAGCGACCGAATGACATATCCTTTATCATTCCGTCCTCGGCTGCTCTCTGCAGGGACTTGTTGCCCTCCATGATCAGGTTGCGGTCAGGCTGGAAAGTCTCCTTCACCAACTTGACCGTACCTTTAGAGCCGGTCGTCTCGGTTTTAAAACGGACAGCCAACCCGTTTGGGTCGGCTGCCGCTTCTGACCAATCGCCCATTATGAGAACGTAACCGCTGCAGTTGGATCAATGTCCATGACCGCGCCGAGTCCGTCCCAGTTCTTAACTCGCAGACTCCAGTCAACAGACATGAGACGCTTGCTAGACAGGCCAGTTTTCGCCATTGGCTCAACCTCGTAACCTTGCAGGTATGACATTGAAATCAGCGACGGGTCAAGGATGAACATCGCGTCATTATCATGCACTGCAGGGTCAGCACCCATTGAAGGCTGGAGCCGGTTAGGCATAAGCTTGAGTGTGCCGAAGTCAGTCAGGAACACGTCAACAGAACCTGAACCCTGGCGTTCACTCGCAGCACCGCCACCATCAGCAATCAGGCTGGCGATACGTGCACTGGACGTAAACAGATACTCAGAGAATTTGCGTTTCACTGCCGGTGTGGTCATTGCCACAGTGGCTTCACCACCCTGGTTGTAAACACTCTCGACAACGTCACGAACAGCCGTTTCAGTCAGCGCTTCTGGCGTGCCTGCAGTAGCAGCCGCAACAAGACCGTTTCCAGGAGTAGCATCCCAGCCACCATCAGCACCGCCAACACCACGCACCACGTTACCCGTGGTTGCAGCGTTGCCGTCCACGTCTGCCGTGGTCAGCCATGCGGCCAAGCCTGCGGCCTCACCCTCAACGGTGTCAGTGCCTTCGACTGATGCATTGTTAAGCAGCGCCATGCCTTCCACGTCGCGGCGCAATTCTTGTTGCCGGTCGGTGACCTGTTTGGCTAACTCATTGGCGTAACCAATCGTGTTGACGTTGCCAGCACGCTTAGAAACCTGCACGTACTTGGTACTGATCTGACTGTGGTTACCCACGCGTCGGCCATTCTTGGTGTCATTGCCTGATGCATCTTCACCGTCGACTGCTTTGTTGTCGAAATTCTGAGCCTGCAGCTTGTCCATCCGCCAGCTAAAGTACTGGTTGTCGTGGCCATCTTTGCCAATCAGGTCAGTGAAGGGAAGGGGAATGCGAGACACGTCAAAAATGGTGTCCATGACATCTTCATGAATCAAACCGTCCAGGTTTACATTCTTGAGATCATATGCGTCTAAATTGGAAGTACTCATTATTTCATACCATCAGCTAGTAGGGCTGCTATACCATCATTGCGGTTAACAGCACCGGATTTAATACCCGCCACAATATCGGCGGAACCTTTGCTCTGACGGGTGCGACGCTTACCGGCTTTCTTAGGCGACTTTGGCTTAACCTCAGTCCCTGCATTGGCTACTAACTGCCGCAACGTGTGAAAGTCGCGTAGCATCTTAACCTGGCGATGATCAACGATTGCGGTCATTTCCATTTCGGATAGGCCGTATTCTGCCAACATCGCCTGCATGCCTTGCCGGTCTGCTTCCAGCACCGTTGGTTCACTCCATTCAGGTATGGCTTCCATTGTGCGCGCGGTTTCCGTGCTAACGTACTCCGCGAACTGCTGGTTTGCCCGCTCCTGCTGCTGTGGAGTCACTTGGATACCAAGCTCCTGCCTTGCAGTTTCGAGTGCCCTTCGTTGCTGCATGACTTCATTTTCGGTTTTAACCTTGTGAAGCTCTGCATCCGTTCGAGTCTGTTCAACAACCTCAAGCTCTTTAAATCGGTCTTTTAACTGACCAATGGTTAAACCATCGCCCAATTCAACGTCGTAAAGGTCTTTTGGCTTAATCTCCAGCTTCTCGGCCAGTGATTTCATCGTTAATGGTTCGGGTTCACCCTCATCATCTTCAATGTCCTGATTTTCAGGCTGTTCAGGTTCAGCCGCTGTGGTATCAATCTCTTGATCCGGGGTTTCTACTGCATCAGGGGATTCCGTCTCTGGCTCCGCGTCCGGTGCAGGTGTGCCAGCTAATAAACTGGCAATTTCGCTCACCTCTGAGTCATTCATTTATTTCACCTTGTAATCTTTGCACAATTGTGTCTAGCGTGTCAATAGCCCTGAGCGTACTTCTACGCTCCATTAGTTCGGCATCATCTAACTGCCACCATCGGTCACTTAGCTCCACTCTGAGCGCTTCCGTTAGCTCCACTTCTTCCATCAGAGCCGCCATCTGCTGCGTTTTCTGTTGTTTGTTCAAGTTTCTGCTGCTCCATGTCCTGTTCTGCCGCTAATTCGACATACTTAAATTTGATTTCTTCTTCATCGTTGACGCGATCATTCTCGGCCTTCATTGCGTCGATCTTAATCTTCATCTTTTCCAGTTCCAGCATAATGGCTTCACCTTGCTGCATCTGCTGCTGCTGCATCTGCTGATTCTGCTTTGCTGCGTCCTGACCTGCCTGTGACTTCCGACTGTCAGGATCAAGGAAGTATTCATCAGTAGCATCCAGTTCCAGCGCATCCATCCAATCACGGATAGCAGAGTGCACGCCGTTCCAGTCCACGGTGATATTCGCCGTGCCACCCTCAACCATACCAAGCTGCGTCTGCACAACCTGATGCAGATTTGATGCTTTGCGGCGACGGTCGCCAGGTGAGAGGCCCGGCACGATATTGACGCGCTTGCGTGGCTGCCATTTGCTTGGGTGTGTCTCGATCCACTCCCCCGATTTGAAGAACATAATGGGTGACTTCCATTGCGTGCGCAGCGTCTCATGTAGGATCAAGAACAGGTTTTTAACGCCAGTCTCTGCAATGTTGCGGCTTACCTGGCTTGCCATTTGCTCACGCGGGGCCAGCTGCATTTCAACAGATACACCACTGGCCTGCTTAATCAGCTGGCTATCGCCACCCTGCATCGCCATGGTTGCACCAGCCTGATCCTGCACGACCTCATCCATGTATTGCAGAAATGATAGGCTGTTGCTAGTGATGTCCATAATGGGCGCGAAGTCGAGCATAGTGCCCTCTTTGCGCCGCATCAGTCTGCCCGGCGCTCTGTTTAGTACGTCCTCTGTCTTGATGTTGCCAGGGTCACCAATGGGCTGTTGATTGTTGGCATAGTTCAGGTTGTCAGCCAGCTGTCGGCGGGCGTTGGTCTGCTGGTTCTCGCTATCGACCAACAAATCATAGACGCTCAGCCCCGACCAACGATGCGGTACAGGCCAGCCAGTAGCAGACGCATATGGGAACAGGTCGACCGGATCTTTCATTAGTATCTCGCGGCCAGATACCAGGAAGCGCCATTTCTCGCTGATACCATCACCATCAGTATCGATGAGCATGTGCACCCAGTAACATTCGAACATATCCTGATCTTCACTGACTGCATTGCCAAGGTCACTCTGCCCATCGATAAACTTAGCCGTGATGTCTGTATTACTGCTGGCCACACCATCAGTCACTGACTCATCGGTCGTGGGCTTAAGCTTGGCAATAACAGCGCTGGATACGTCCATGCTCTTTAGGTCTGAGCGCGTGTAGAACGCACGCTCTGCCATAAACCCAGCATCCATCAGGTTCTGATCCTGTTGGTTGGGATCGGTAAAGAAATAGGCAGGCTCGATGGATTCGATGCGCAGCTGCTGTTCATCCTTGGTGACGCGGAATGTCACTTCCTCATCATCTTCAGCTGCAATCTCCCATTCTTCGCCAGGGCTGGCGCTGTTGGCCTGGATCATGGCTGCGGTCACGCCTGGCTGCTTTAGGAACCGGCGCTGCGTGCTGATCTCCTTATCTTCGATCCAGCACTTGATGATGCCGTTACGCCAGCCAATCGCGTCGCTGATCATCTGATGCAGCTGCAAATAGCCGTTGTTGTCCTGCACAAAGATAGCGTTACACGCGCGTGATTCAGCGTCTGCCTGGTCAACATCATCAGCACCCTGGGGAGGGAAGCTTGCGATGTTGTCCGTCTGATAAGCAGGCATGATCGTGCTAAGCAGTGAGTAGAACGTATCTCGAATGGTAGTCGCCTGCACTTGAGAGCGTCCGGCGATCTCATCACCTCGCGCCCTGTTGAGTATTCGATCCCAGGCATCTGCCCTGTTCTGCTGCAGCTGCACTGTCGCATAGTCTGTCGAGCGATCCAGCCCGGTATATATCGCGCTGATTAAGTCGTCGTTGTTCATATTGCCGCCCTGTTTAGTTCTGAATAGTCAATGCTGCCGCCCCATTCCTGGTCGTGCCAACCAAGTGATACGGCGTGCATCATGTATCGGAATGAGTCTGAACCATCGCTGGCCCAGTCATGTAGTGGTTTGTCTTTGAAGCGCTGCAGCTTGTCGTCGTATTCATAGCGGTAAGCGCCCAGGCTTGCGTATAGGACTTTGCAGTTCTCGTTATCAATCAGCACACGGCTAAAGCTTGCTGCGGTACGCTCAATACCTGCACGCAGATTGGGATCGCGAGGCAATATGCGGTTGCGCAGCCCCATGCTGGATAGCTGCGCTGCCACGCTGTCGCCTGCCATCGTCTCATTGCCTGCATCATGAGGTAAGAACATATCGTCACCATAGCTGTAATCCTTACCTTTGATGATGTCTGCATAATGCTTTAGCTTCTCGCCGTTGTTCTGATAGTGATCAATAACTCGCACCTGGCCGCCAATGTCCACCTGAAAGAACACAATACTGGTGTAGTCTCGATAGCCAATGTCCCAGGCCACGAACACTGGAAAGCGTGCATCGTATGGCACGCGGCAGTAGCGCCCGGTCTTGTTGAGTGCTGCCATTTCATCCAGGTAGACAGCACCCTCCATGCCGTAATCAAACGAACAATAGTATTCCTGCAAGAACAGGCCCTTGCTCTTTTTCTTGCGCTCACGTTCCAGTGCTTTCGGATCAATGTGCCCCATGTCGTCAACAGTCAGCAGGCTAACAAAGCATTCATCATCAGCATCCATTCGGAGGTAGTCATCATAGAAGTGATTGCGGCCACGCGGTGTGCTGTTCTGTAGCTCCCAGCCGCCTGATTCAGCCAACATGGGGCGTATGTAGTCAATAAACCGAGGGTTAGCCAGTGCGGCCTCACTGTTCACCACGCCGCGAATACCAGCGCCGACCAGGGCATCTGGGTTATCACTGCCAATGAACTGCACCGTCGAACCGTTCACCAGCTCCAGCATCATGTCCTGTTCTTTACGCTTCTTAATGATCTCAGCCGGAAAGTGCATGTCGAGCGCACGTTTCCCGGTGTGGCTGTTCACNGCATCCCAGACTGCCTTGCGCACCTGGTTTTGCTGCGGCAGTGCATACCAGTAAGAGGCTGGGTGCTTCAGCGCCTCAATGCAGGTCAGGTCAAGAGAGGTGAAATCCTTTCCACCCCTCCTGGCCCAACACAGCAATAGTTCCTTGCAGCCTCCTTCAATCGCCGCGAGCACATTGCGTTGATACGAACGCGGATCATGCAGCGGTATTCGTATATCAGCCATCAGTAGGCGCTATAAATGATCCTACCGTGATATTTAGCTCACCCTCGACATTCGCATTCACGTCAACCTGTGATGCTCTGCCAATGGTACGCTCAATCAGAAACTTTGATGAGTCTCGCTGAGCGTCGGTCATTTCCAAATCGCCAAGTGCATGTTTACCAAGCCTATTTAGGTGCGTACTGGTGGCAATAGATTCCCTGTGATGGGTCACCTGCCGTTTTGATAATGATCCCTTTTTATCCATGCTGCGGATACTACCATGCTAATAGCCGCGACACAATGGCTGTATCAACCGTCTTGGGTGCATCTGCTGCATTAGGGTTGCCACGATAGGAATCGTCTTTAACCTTCCTTCCCATGTACTTTGGATTGTGAGTGCGTTTTTCTACCATGCACATCTTACAGCTACTGGCATAACCAGTACTGTGATCTGCCTGGAGTGCGAATTTTTCTACTTTCAATACTGCTCTGCAGCTAGTACACATTTTGTGATTCATTTTATTTTCTCCGTTTGCTTGACATTGGCTAAAAAATAGGATAAAAATGCTCACGCAATTTTTGCGGGAAATTGCTGCATTTTTACTATTTTACCCACACCGCCTGAACCAGCCATCTTTGAACTGCATTACGCTGTCACCGTGGTTAACTGGATCATACTTTTCCCTAACCTTCCCTCCGTTTTCATAGTTGTACGACAACATGAAACGGGGGGCCTCTTCTGGCTTGGCTCTGCTGCTGCGCATCATTACGCCGACCGTATCCACCGACCACCTCTTAGATACTGTGCCCTGCACCTTATTGGTGAAGAATTTCTCACCGTCGGGTGTCTCGAACGTCTTACCCTGGTATTCGGCCATGTGATCGAACAGCAGCACACAGCAGCCCTGCTGCTTTAGATGCGTGCAGAGTGCATCCACGGCTAGCCAATATTCCATCGACGTGGCTGGGGCCTTATCTGTGCTAGGGAATAGCCCGAAAAGGTTATCCAGGATCACCACTTCGTACTGTGCGCAGATTGCGATAAGATGGGCCTGTGCTTCGAGCACCATCAAATCCAACCGCCCAAAGCCATGACGCTGCGCCCATGAACTCGAAATTACGTCAAAATCGCCACTGTATTCAATGTCGCTCTGCCTCTCGGTTAGCTGTGCTCCTGTCAGCTCGCCATCGACCAGTAAAGCGTCGTACTGCCCTGTCGCCGTCCACCGTCCAAGCCTTTGCCCTGCTGCTACTGCATTGGCGACTGCGAGAGCAAACCAGGATTTACCTACGGCGGACGTACCGCCGATTAAATTCACACTACCCGCATTTAGCGGCCCCATCAGCGGTTTAGGTGGCGGCCAATCAACGGCCTGGAATTTCCTGACCGGGATGGGCTGCATCGGATCTTCAGCCTCACCTGGTTCCACCTTGTCTGGGTTCGCGGCCTTGATTTCATCGTGTAACTCTTTTTTCCATCGCTCAGCCTCAATCATCTGTGCCAGGCGTGCCGATCTCTGCTCCTCGGTGGGTTTGTATTGATAAGCGCCGGAAGCCTCCAGGCCGCGATATACGCCCTCCTGATCCTTGCAGCCGTGACAGTGCCATACCAGCATGTCGCCACGCATGGTTATGTCACAACTGGGGGTCTTATCTTCATGGGCTGGATTCGGACATCTGATGCGCCACCTGTTGCCGTGTTTCTTTGCGCCTGGATCGGCTATCCGCGCTATGGTCTCTAAATCGTGCATTATTTAAGGCCCTTTTTCAGTTCTTTGCGCACCACCCAGCAAATCCAGCCGCTGCGCGACATGCCCTCATAATAAGCACGGTCGTCGATCTGCTCCAATAACTGCTTAGGCATCGAGATAGCCGTGACAACCCGTAAATCTCTGTTTTTCTTTTTTCGCATTTCCTGTTGACTCCTGTATTAAGAACATATACAGTGTATTTACTTTCTAACAAGAAAGCAACTAAAACAGTCAACGGATCAGGAGAGATCACATGACAGACATATCAACCATGTTCGTAACCGATAAGCCATATGCAACAGCTGGAGACTATGAAGGCATCAGCCAACAGGACACCATCGCAGCAGCTGGCACGGATGAATTCAACGGCGAAAACTTCGTATGGGTTAAGCTTTCGGGCATCGAAAAACCCATTCGATTGAACAAAACCAACGGCCGTGCTCTAATGGCTTTTGGCAGTAATACTGACCAGTGGATTAGAAAGCCGGTATTCGTTACCACCGCATCAGGACAGTTTGACAATGGTAAGACGTGGGTCGGTTGGCGCATTAGCGCGATCCAACAGGCTAAGCCAGCCGCGACTCAGCCGGGTACTGAGCTGACGAATGGCAAGATCGACACGCCATTTAACGACGATATTCCTTTGTAGGCGAAGCGCAGAAGAGCTGCCGCAAGGTAGTCGGCTGGGGTGTCACCCTCTCGCCACCCGCGAGCCGATCTTTTTACCACTGGAGAACGATTATGAAAAAATTAGCACTTGTATTACTTGTCACCCTTTCAGCGCCAGCAATGGCTCAGTATGTATCACCCTATGACGAACAGGCCCGTCAGCAGCAGCTGATCAAGCAGGGCCAACAGCTGCAGCAGTTACGCGAGCAGCAGCGGGTGATGGAAGCCCAGCAGCGCCAGTTAGACCAGCTAAAGCGCCACCAGGATCAGATACTGCAACACGGTGCGGGCAGCTGCACGCCTAACTTTGCAACCGGGGGTTGTTTGTAATGTTTAAACGGTACTCAGTATTCTCACTATATCTATTTTTTGGCCTGACCGTCGCGCTGTCTGCATTCGCGCTAAGTATCGGCGGCATTTACGGTGAAGATGCAATTTTCTTTTTCGTCACTTTCGTGCTGCTGCCGGTGCTCGCGCCCTGGGTTGCCTTTGGCACAGTGCGCTTCATCTTCACTGGTCGCGGTCTGCTGGAGTTTCCATCATGAGCGATCTAGGCCCCTTCTTTATCTTCTGTCTGTTCGTCTTTATCTACGCGGTGATCTCATGAATAACAAAAACAAGCCGAGCGTGGAGCATGACCCACAAAACCCGGATTGCAGATTTAGTGGAATAGGCTATTTTGGTGACGCTGATTGCACTTGCCAACCAGAAGTGCCGAGCGTGGATACAGGCAGAGGTGTTTTACTTGCTGAAATATCGTTATTGAATAATGAAATCGACAGCCTAGGCGGCAAGCTGGTCATGATCCGCTCTGTGATCAACGGGCCTAAGCATTCCGCAGACAAGGTTGCCAAAGTATCGGAGATATTGAACGGTGAATAAACTGAAACCCATCACCCATCGCGCCACCCTGCCGAGCATGGATCCACGCTGCGACACTTGCGGCGCTAGGTATCAGGTCGGGGTTGGCTTCTACTACCCTCATGAGGGTGGCCGCTACTGCATGAACGGC